CAAGATATGGATAGTTGAATCCAAGGCTGTGTTTTAATTTTTCTCCCAATGACTTAATTTCCTCTATCATTGCCGTTTCGTCATTCTCGAATTTCTTGGCATGCGTTTCGTATTCTTCCTTTAGCAATTCAAAATCTCTAACACGCACATGATCCCAATCCGTGCAGTTGGTAAGATAGTTGCCCTGCCTTGCACCTAATATAGCAAACAGGCCATTCTCTGTGTGGCTGCCCACCGTGCTCCACTGACGTAGCCTGTGTATGTTGTGCCACCACACACGCTTTTCAATTTCCTGTGCGGGCACCTTTAGTCCGCCATCCAGCGTCATCTTGACACCTTCTCTGAATCCTGCACGCCATGCCATGTATGGTGTTGCGTTGATCACGGTATCGCTGTATGTTCTTGGAAAGTTTCTGTATCCTTCTTCCCAACAAAAATCAACCTGTGCCCTTTCTGAATCAGCATTCTCATGCGTTTTCATGTTTAGCACGTGATCTCTGTTCCACAGTTTCAATCCACCATTGCCATAGCGCAGGCCATTTACATTGTTGCGTCCGCACCAACTGTATGCACGAATGTCTGGATTGTCCATGTCTATTTCTATGTCAAAGAATTCCGGATACACAATGTTGTCCGCATCAACTGTTAATACCCAATCAGTTTCTGATTGTTCTGCTGCTGCCTTGTGTGCGTGATCTGATCCCTTTACACCGTGTATTCTTTTGGCCCAAGGCACCTTGTTGCAGAGGTCCGCATAGTTTAGATCAGCATTTGGCTCATCATAACTAAGAAAGAACACATCAAATTCTATTACTTTTTTCATTTCATTTCCAACACGTAATTCTTAAATAATCTTCTGGTAAAGATACTAAATCTTTGAGGAGTGTTTATTTTAAATTCCTTAAAATTGTCCACAACATCTTCTATTTTAATTTCTAAAATATTATGTATTTTATGAGGATCATTGTAATCCGTAATTAAAAAACTCATAACCGTACTACCATCCCAAAATATTTTTCTCTTAGCAATAGGATGATGCTTTTGATCCAATTTATAGGTTCCGCCAAATTCTTCAGATAATTCAATTTTTAATTTATCTCCCTGGTGCGTAAGATATATTTCTGGTTTCTCTACTTCAGACCATTGCTTTTCTATAATTCTATGCATTACATCATCTATGGTTGAAAGATTTTTTACTTCAACTATTTCAAGTTTACCCATGGTTGGATCAACAAAACAGTTATTAATTCTTATATCTCCAGAAATAATTTTTTCAGCAACATGCGAATCAATGTCAATTATATTCTTAAACCCGTCTTGTTTAAGAGCATAGTCAGGACCAACGGAGAGTACTTTTCCGCTATCCAGATCAAACGCCGCAACATACTTTATTACTGGTGGTTTATAATTTTTCAACCATTCATCAAAATCAGGTAATTCTAATCTTTCTTCCATGCTATTTCCTCAAGTATGTTTATTGTTTCAAGATTTACTTTTTTCTTATCTACATAGTGAACAATGTTAGTCTGTAAATAATTTCCAATTTTTAAATTACCACTCCTATCAAAATAAAAACCAACATGATCATAAACACTATCTGCTGGATATGGCCAATTTTGAACCATTCCTTTTAAATGTGATACTCGCGGAAATTCCAAAGGATATGCAATTTCATCTGTTATGTCAAGTATCTTGCTGGCAAGTGCAAATGCTTCGTCGGTGCCGATGATCTTAGGCTTATGCTTCGTTAAAAAATTGTTTGCGAATTCTGTAGGATTGTTAATAATTTCTCTCTGTAAATTAAAGAAATCTTTTGCTAATGCACTATCTTTAACAAAAAATGTGTAGAAGGAATATAAATTAGGTAAATCATTTGCTGTAAAACATTTTCTGTATGAATTATCAGTTACTAATTCATTCCTATACGTATAGGATTTATTAGCAACATACAGTTCACAGTTCTTGATAAAATATTCTACCCAATGGCTATAATCTCTAAAGAATAGCATGTCTGCATCAAGGCAGATTGTGTAATCCCAAGGAGTAAGTTTGTCCATGTAAGATCTACCATTCCAATGTGTTTGTTCTCCCCATTCGATTATTTCATCAAACACCCATGTTGAATTGAAGTCCTTAATTTTACTCTTATCATTAATAACCAATGCTACCTTATCAAAGCCCTCTTTCTGTGTATTCTTAATGCTTAACGCAAGTGCATAGGCTAACGTTGGATAATTATTTTTTGTATCATCGGACACAATTATTAGATAACCGAATGTCATGCTGTCTCCTTGATTGTGTTGTCAATAATTCCATAAAAATTATCCTTGTTGCTTCTAATCAAGTCAAGCATATCTTTATGTTTCATTTTTTTAGAACTCTTTTTAAAATCTTGATAGTTGTTAAGTTCTTCTTGGAAATGATTCCTTGCTAATTCATTCACTTCCTCATACTCGTTCTTAATATTTTTTAAATTTAATAATCCAAGAGCATGTAGTTTTACTATAAAATTATCCTCAGTAAAAATTAAGTAAGACTGATCGAAATTTTCATAAATGGGCAATCTCTTTTGTGCAACATCCAATATGTATTTTAATTGATCAGTAGGATTAAACTGTTCCTTAACCATTTGCCAGAATGGTGTGTCTTCTTTTCCACACATATAACTCAATTGAACAAAATCAAGTATGTTCGAATAAATGTTTCTTAACTTTTTATTAAAATCAATTATGCTTTGTTCATCATATGTTGAAATGGAGTTAAGAATTAAAAAGGTCTGTTGTATTGTTGATGCAATAGATGTGGCTTCAAGAGGTTCAAAGAAACCGCTGCTTAGTCCTACAGCACAGCAATTACCTATCCAAGAATCTTTTAGATATCCTGTTTCAAACTTAATATTTTTTGCCACGCTAATTTTATGCCCATAAAGGTCTTCCACCTCTTTGATTGCTTCGTCTGCTGTTATAAAATTATTATTAAAAACATATCCATTACCGTGCCTGCCATAGGTAGGAATTCTCCATAACCAACCCGAATTCATTGCCCTTGAAATAGTATACGGATTATAATTTTCCAAGTCATCGGTTTGAAATGCTATTGCTTCGTTTACGAATGTTCGATCCTCACAACTAATAAATTCTGAATTAAGTTTACCTATTAGAACTCTCTTAAATCCTGTGCAGTCTATATAAAAATCTGCTGAATAAGTTCCGCTTCCTGTTATGCTTGTTATCTTTCCGTTGTCTACTTCAACGTCATTGATTGAATCATTTATAATATTAATCTTTCTCTGTTCGCATATCTTGATTAGATATTCATTTAATTTAAATGTATTAAAATGATATTGGTTGGGCAAGAAATCTTCTCCGATGATCCCGTCAACAATATAGGATGGAGTTACATCAAAATTATTTAAATTACTGCCTATTGCTGAAGCATAACCTATCTTGTACTGACCGTATTTCATGCTGCTCATCTGATCAGTAATCACATGAAAATAAGGATCCTTGGTCCATTCCTCGTAAAAAATACCACTCTTAAATGTTGCATCAGTTTCGGTTATCACTTCTCTCATGTTCAGTCCAATACTGTTTACAAAGTGTGACCAGTGTTCGGTAGTTCCTTCACCCACTCCTATTATTCCTACATCATCAGATTTAATTATGGTGATGCCATAAGAAGGATGCTTTGACTTTATCATTAGTGCTGCAATTAATCCAGCAGTTCCTCCTCCTAACACCAAGATATTTTTCATATCATTTCCACCAGTTTATCAAAATTTCTAATTATGCTTTGTTTGTTCATTATGTGTACGTCTCTTCCCTTTACTGATGTTGCTATAAAATTATTATTCAGTTTTGGTGAAACTAAAAATTTAAGACTTTCATTTGATACGTCATACAACACGTCCTTATCAGGAACGGAAAACACATCGGGTAATGAATAGTCATTATCAGTTTCAAATCCATACATGATATGCCTTGCTACCGCAAATGCAATATCATTCCTATACATTCTTGAATCGTATCGATAAACGTCTGCATATCTTTTATAATTTTCTCTTACATGGTTAACAAGATTAAAGAAGGTTTTTGACTCTTCATTTTTTGTAAACATTACCTTGGTTGCCCATAACAGTTGAACACCTGTGTTAGAAACATATCTATCAAGATATCCTATTCTTTCCGGACCAAGTATATCATTATAATTCTTTGATATTAGGACGCTGCTATCTATGTCCCAATAGTTGTTTAGTTCGTCAGTTAATATAAAAAAATCGCTATCAATTAGTAGCGTTCTATCGTAAGGAGTTATGTTGTATACCGAGGCTCTATTGCTATTCTTAAAAGGAGCGACTACCTGTTCAGTTCCGTCATTAAATTTTCTATTCTGTAGATCTTCTGGTCTGTTAACAATGCGTATGTGTTCAAATATCTTCATGGCAGTTGTGTAAATATTTGATTCCTTCATCCAAGCAACCGTTGAATCGTCAGTGGCAAGTGTTACGGGAACCTGCAGATTTTTTGTGGCAAGACCTCCGGCAATTATAGCCATCCTTGCATAATCTACCTGCCTATTATTGTGGGCAAAAATTAGTACGCCTTTACTCATTGGAATTCATCAAGGCTTCGACTGATCTGCTTTTTTTAATTTTTTGATATTCTTCGTGATATTCAAATGTTGCTGAAAAATATCTATCAAAGATTTCTTCTCTGAATGATACAAGATCTTCGATCAAGATTGGGTTTTCATTAACATCAAGAACCACGACATTTTCTGATCTATCCTTGTAGATCAACATTTCAATAAAATTCAATAGGGTTCTATCAATTTTGAATATTCCGCCATTAAACCCATAGGTTAATTTGGCATCAATTTTTTCTTTTAGTGTTTTTCTTTGTACAGAAAGGGTTTGTCTGTAGTTTGAAAATTCCAAGGCTTTTTGTATTTCATCAAGCATACTACCTCCTTATTATAATAGCATATTATATTTATTATGCTACAGAAGGTGCGTAAAATTAATTGAAATTAGGCGACTTTGTTTATGGCGCCAATCGTGACCGTTGGAGTTTCTATGTTGAAATTACCAGCACTTGCTGGTACTAATGTGCCAGTTGGTTCTACAGTTTGGACGGTCAATGATATCGTTCCATCAACTGCGTCAGGACCATAGGTGCCAGCACCAAGCGATGGATCACCAACCTCGGCTGGTCCACCAAGTCCAATATGGTTGTAACCCATTGGCAATAAAATTCCATCACCGTGGAAGTACCACTGCTGTTATCGTTAACATCAAGTGCTCTTGCCCACAGTCTCCATTCATTTAGTGCGTATGGTGATGATGCAATTACCTGGCTCCACTGGTTTCTCACCTGCGTCATTCTAAACCAATTGTTTCCGTCAAGTGGAGAAACTCCAGTGCCCGGAGTATTGCCTCCAAAAATTCTCGTTCCTGCCGTGCTTAACAGAGTTGTCCAGGATGCATTTTGATTTGTTCCGGCGCCTCCCGTTCTTGCACTCTGAAACTGGAAACTACCTCCTGAATTAAAAAAGAATCTTGCTGCTTCGGCTGTTGTGAATCCAACAGTAATAATGCAGTTAAGTTCAGTATCCCAGGTGGTTGTTAAATTTACCGTTCCGTGATTAACTGTTCTTCTCTGACCTGCAACTGCAAGATTTTTCTTGTTTGCAACTATCGTGTTTGCGAGATTGTTCCAGTAATTGATAGGAGCATCAGTTAAATTATATTTGATCTTGGCTCCAATAGTTTGTGTGCTGACCGCTGGTGAAGGAACGGTATTAAACAAATGCGTGTAGGCATTAATGACATCGTATCTCAATGCCGCATATTCATTCACGGTCACTGAATCTGAAGTGGTTACTGCTGCACTCTGTACTGTTTGTCCCCAACCTGTATCCGCAGAACCAACACCAAGAACAGGAGCGATCTTATTATAGATTGCATTATAATCTGCTGCTTTGATTTTGTCATTTACTGCGGCCATATGTTTTCCTCAAAACTATTTATTTTGTCGTTTTTAGGACAACGTAATACTTGATTTAACCAAAGTAGGTGTTTCTGCTACCCATGAAGTCAATCCTGGTTGTAAGGTAGTTCCTGTTGGTTTTACTAAATCGCAGGTTATGTCTAAATCTCCGCTCACCAAATCTCCCGGGGCCGGAGCACCTGGGTCAACGTATGAATCTAAAAGTTTAACCCTTATATCAACTATTCTTGCTGTTCCTAATGAATTATTTGCAACATCACACTTTGCCTCTAATTTGTATGAATTGGCAGAATATGGTGTGGAATCATTTCTTTGATAATATTCTTGGTATGAATTAGTTAGAGAGTAAAAATTTACAGGATTAAAAACATTACCACCAAATTCTTCATTTTGTGCAGCGGCTAATAATTCTTTCCAGGCATTACTCTGTTGAGTAGGAGAACCCCCTGCATCTAATTCAGAAGTGATTCTTAATTTTCCTCCGCCATTAAAAAAATATCTGGCGTTGTCTGCTGTTGTAAATGTAATTGTAAAAGTAACTTCAGCAGAAGTACTCCATGATGTAGAGGTACTCGCTGTTGTCGTTCCCGCAATGGTTAGATCATTTGCTTCAAATCTATTGTTTTGCGCAAGATCTGCCCAATAGTTCCAATTTTGATAGGGATCTCCTGCATCATCAGTAATAACTTGATTGGCTGTTATCATCGCGATACTTGAACCGGTACTACCTGATTGATGTGCAATGGAATTAAAAATATCATACCTTACGGCATCCCAATGCGATTTAAGAATTTTTTCTCCTGAGGAAACATCAGAACTGTATATGGTTTGACCATAACCATACGAACCAACGCCCGTTCCAAGGACCTTGGATATCTTTGTTCTTATTGCATTTAGATCTGAGGCTTTAACATCTGCCATTATAGAATTACCGCTTCAATGTATTTTACTTCTGCTTGGTCGCTTGATGCCAATGCTATAGCAAATACATCAGGCGATGAATTCGATGATTTTGCAGTTCCGTCCGCTGCTGCTACGAGCCTATCGCCCTTGTTAACAGCACCAGTTACTTTAACTGGAACTCTTCCTTTCAATGCAACAAATTGACCTCCAGCCAAGTGTGAGTTCATCATGAATGCTGGAGATTGTGATATAACACCTATCGCTCTGTCGCCTTCGCCTGCCGCGGTAACTTCTGTGGAACCACCTACCTTAACTACTGTTCCATAGTCATAATTCTTATCTGTCAAATACTTTTCTGCAAGGTCTGCATATCTTGCTGCGGTTGCTGTTCCTTGGAAAAGATTAGCGTAAATGTCTCCGGCAGCAGTTCTTGCTGCAATCGTGCTTGGAGTTGCAGTTGTTTTTGCAGATTTATAATTTGGATCAGTATCTGTTGCTGAGTCATCAATTTTTAATCTGTCAGCCTTGTCAGTAATTCCCACAAATTGAGTCGCTGCAATATTACCTGATGCATCTCTTACAGGAACAGATGTTTTGTCAACGGTTGCCGGCAATGCAGTTGATGGTGAAACGTTACCAAGTGTACTCGCATTTGATGCAGTTCCTGTTACGTTACCACTTACGTTACCAATTAGTGTTCCTTTTAGTGTTGCTCCTGCATAACCAATTTCTTTTGAAGTTGCATTGATCATCACGGTAGTGTCTGTTGCTAATAAATTACCAGTGTGAGATCCTGTTGTGTTTCCTGTCACATCACCTGTTAGGTCACCAATGAATGTGGTTGCATATGCCTCGGCCCATTTCTTGGTTGTTGATCCAAGATCATATGAATTGTTATCACCTGGAATAATACCAGTTACAGAAAAGTTTGCAATATTTTTTCTTGTTACACCAGAGTCTGTTACAATCATCTTGATATCATTACCAAGCACTGATTCTATGATTATTTCATCATCATTCTCTACTCTAACTCTTAAATCATTCTGATCACCAACTGTGTAACCAGCATCTTCAAACCCAATTGTTGAAGTAAATGTGATACTGCCTTTTTGCAAGAATTGATCTGCGGCAACTCCACCAAGTTTTAATGAATTGGAAGATGTTCCCCAGTAAACGTAATCGTCAGCACTAATACCATTTGAATCCGTCTTGGCTAACGTTATTCCTTTCTTGATTAAAGTAAAATCATCAATAGGATTGACCGAAGAATTTAGTGTGAATGCTGTTTGTGAAATAATGGCTACAGTTTTACCGCCTGCCTGTACTTTTAAGATTGAATGATTGGTATTACCGGTGTCCTTAACAACCTGTGCTGTTACACCGCTGGCTCCAAGATCCGGAGATGCTTCAGGACCAATCAGGACAAATGCTGCACCGTCCCAGGCATATAATTGTTTAGCGGCGGTGTCCCACCAAAAATCACCAGTACCCAATCCGCTTGGTGCAGAAGGACTTGTTTCTGCTCCACTTGCTGACTTGAACTTGGTTCCGTCATAAAATTTTAGTTTCTTATTTCCACTATCGTACCAAATCTGCCCTTCAATAACCTTTGGTGGAGCAGATGTATTGGAAAAATTTTCTAATAAGTGCAGGAAATTCTCGTTCTGTACTTCGCCATACCCAGCATAATTTTTACCTACGAATCTTAAATCCGTAGTTGTATCGATAGTACCGTCTTCAACTGACGTTAAAAATGTTCCATTAAATTTGTCTACTTGGTATGCCATGTATTTTTTCCTATATTACTGTTATATTTACCAAAATTAGTCCTCTGCAGGTGTCTCAGGTTTTGGCACAAAACTGTACGTATCGGGGTTGTTTTTATAGGTTTGAATAGCACTACTGTGGTTAGTAGTTTTTTCCTTAATAAACGCCCTCATAGCCTGAAAATCTTCTGTTAAAGGTATTCCTGCTTGCTCCATGCACTCGGAAATGATGTTTAACTGCTTGTGAATTGAATACTTGTTAAGTATCGTCTTGTTAACGAGTTCATCAAGTGCTAACTCTTCCATGATAGGATAATCATTTAGGGATCTAATAGAACCCGTGTCGTAATTACCCCAGTAATATTCATTCTGGTTGTCGTATTCTAACACCTTGTGTTTAACATTTCCAGAAATTAATCCTGCTTCAAATTCAGCATCATATTCCTGAGCAGAAATTACACTGCTTCCATCAGTATTAAAAACTAATAACATTTTTGTCATTTTATTCTACCCCAACTTAACGCAAGACTATATTTAGGTCTTTCGTTTTCTCCTATTTGTGTTACTTCGTGTGGAAGATTAACTGGCATGTCAATGTGCATTCCGGGTTCTTCATCCACCAAATATCCTTCTCCATCCTCATCATACCACTTAAAGTGCGGAGCATCTGCTCTAAGGAATATCAGTTTAAATTTCCAATACCCTCCAGCACTATCTCTGTGCTTCTTCAAGTAGTCTCCTGGATCGTATCTGTTTATGCAGAAACCATCGCAGGATCTATCTTCCTCAGGAAGTGATTCGTAAATCAATTCCTTCAAATCCTCTGGCATGTTCCAACGAAACATGCTCTTTAAACTACTATCACCATAGGCAGTTACAAAATTAAACTCTTCCCCTGGCGCCCGAACAAAAAATTTGTCCTGGTATTTTTCTGCCAACCCAATTATTTGGTCAACATTGTTTATATAATTAGGTATCAAAGATACCTTTATCATTACACAGCACCACCATATCTGTTATATGACCAAGTTGATCCATTGGATCTGTAAATTAACTTGTAAGCACTGCTTGATAATAATAAATTTGTACTTGTAGTTACCGATGCCGTTGCCCATCTGTATGCTAAAATCCATCTTGCTGCACTAAATGAAGAAGATGATGTTGCTGATAATGCTTGAACAACTAACGTAAATTCTGCTCCACTGGAAACTGTGTTCGCAGGTAGATAAGCCTGTATTAAATCAATATACTGAGTATCCGGACTTGAAGTATTAGGAACTGGACCAGACACTGTCATTGTTCTTGGTCTTGAATTTGCAATAGCATTAGTTACAAACTCTGTTGTTGCAATTGTTGTATCACTTGTTCCTGCAGATCTTGTTGTACTGTATACAGCATTTGTTGCGTTTGTTGCTGTTCCGGTCAAATCTCCAACTACATTACCTGTAACATTACCAACAACTGCACCAGTGTGAGTTCCGTTGGTATTACCAGTTACGTTTCCGGTTAAATTAGCAGTGATTGTTCCTGCCGCAAAGTTTCCTGAACTATCTCTTGCAACAACCTTGTCAGCCGTGTTAGCCGATGTTGCATCAACATCCCATCTTGTTGCTCCTAACCCATCATAATCACTACCAACGAGATAGTTTCCTATTTCGTGTGCCTGCAACGAAGGAGCATCCCAATAAGGTGCACCGCCCGTGCCTGATGTGTGTAGGACCTGTCCTGCCGTTCCCGCTGGAAGCAACGAAGTTGCGCCAGACGCAGTCTGGTAAGCAAAAGAGCCTGCGGCTCCGCCCGCGATATTTGTAGCGGTTGTTGCCAGCGTGGCAGTATCTGCGTTTCCAGTTAAATCACCAATGAACGTGTTAGCATGAACATTATCAAACTTGTTGGTTGTCTTACCAAGATCCACGTCACCCGTTGTTACGGGAACCAATGCACCGTTGGGTCCAGTGCCATCAAGAACTGAAACGTCCGGAGCAATGACCTTTAATTGTGTTGTGTCCGATCCATCATCGGCCGTGATTATTAAATTCCTTGTTGCGGACAATTCTGATTGTGTTCCGCCCGCGGATGAAATTGTAAGATTGCTGTTAACAACAACGTTGCCCGTTACTGCCAAACTCGTAAGCGTTCCAACCGTGGATAAATTTGACGTAACCACTGCGTTTGCAAGGTGCGTGTCCGTTAGAGTTCTTGCCGAAGCAGGAACTGTTATGTCAACGCTGCCATCAAACTGCACTCCGTTGATGTTGACGGTGTTTCTCAATTTTGTTGCCGTTGCGGCATTACCGCTCAACGATTGTCCTATGAATCTTGTTGCTTGTACTTCATCAAATGTGCTGATGCCCGAACTTGCCGTTACGTTTCCAGTCACATCGCCAATTAGATCAGCAGTGATGGTGCCAGCACTAAAATCTCCAGCACTGTCTCTTGCCACTATCTTTCCAACTGTGTTGTTGGAAGTTGCATCAATGTCCCATCTTACAGCAGTTCCACCATCAAAATCAGATCCAATTATGTGATCTCCGGATTCCAACTTATTCGTGGTCGATGATTTGATCGTGATGTCCTGCGTTCCGTTAAAGGATATGCCATTTATTAATCTTACATTTTTTAATCTTGTTGCTGTTGTGGCGTTTCCAGACAATTCTCCCGCAAACGTGTGTGCGGTGCTCATTGTTAGGCCGGCCTGCAGGGTGCCAAAACCAGAAATTGCATTGGAACTGTTTATGGTAAACGCAGTATTGGAAATTATACCAATCTCCGTTCCATTCACCGTGAGTATGATCACCGGATGTTGGGTGTTGACGTCATCCAGCAGTGTTGTGCTTCTTGCCCTTGTTAGACCAAATCCTTCTGCTACCTCAGGACCTATCAGTCCCCAATCAGTTCCGTTCCAAACGTGCAGTGTGTTATAGGGTGTTTTTAACCAAAAAGCACCAAGTGGTGGTGCCGGTGGTGGAGTTGCTGAAAGTGCAGCAGCACCTGCTTCAACCCATTTGTCTCCATCATAAACATTTACGGTTCTGTTTGTGGTGTCAAACCATAACTGCCCCGCTATTGGTCTGGCTGGAGCGGAGGTGTTGGCAAAATTTTCAAGAAGGAATAAGAAGTTTTCGTTCTGTGCTTCACCGTAGCCAATATAATTTCTTCCAACAAGCGTGATGCTTGTTGAATTATCCACGGTAGCATCTTCTAATGTTAAAAGTGCTGTTCCATCGCTCTTGTTAATTACGTATGCCATCTATTATCGCTCCTTACTCCTTATGGTAACACCGTTTCTGATACATATGTCCAAGCACCAGCAAGTAACTGGAATGTCTTGATAATTCTTGTTGTTGTAATGCTTGGTGCGCTAACGGTTGCAACCGCTGACGCAACATCAGTTACCGCATATGCTGTTCCCGATGGAGTGTTAAATTCTGCCGTACTCTGACTTAACAGAGGATCAATGTCAAGACTCGTAGTTGAGTTTGACAACTGCGTACATAAAATTCTTGCAATGGTACCATTTCTATATTCAGCAACGGGTGCCAATGCAGCAAGAACCGTTCCCGCAATGTAACTGTTTGGTTTACCGTCAGTTAAGTCCATTGAAAATGCAAGGCTTCTTGATTCAGCGACATCATCAACGTATTCCTTGGTAGCAGCATCCTGTGCGGATGTAGGATCTGCCATGCCAGTTATCTTGGGTGATCCTATTAATGAGATATTTCCAGTTCCGTTTGGTTCTAATTCTATGTCATAGTTACTGCTTAGAGTGGAAATTCTATGATTTTGCAATCTCATCTCAGCAACCGGTGGTGCTCCTGGTCCAATGTTGATAACGTTCTGCGTACCAAAGGACGTAACACCCGGAATGCTCGTAATTCCCGTACCCAATGATGTTCCGTCAAGAACGGTTACTCCGTTAATCTTGAATGCTTTGCCTGAAGCAAGGTTAACGTGTTCCGAACTGGTCCATGCTCCTGCGGCAAGTGCCGGATATTCTGGTGAAGCGGGGAAGCCATTCTGGCTCCATAAAAGCACGTGATCCGTTGCACCCTTTAGAATTATACCACCACCGTCAGCAAGTTCATCTTTGTTGGAAGCACTATCTCCCTGTTGGGCCATTATTAAATATTTGTTTTCAATTTCAAGTGAAGTTTCTCTCTGAACCAATACATCGCCGTCGTTAATAACAAGATTGCCCTTGATGGTTACGACACCTTCCACTGTAACATCACCACCAACTGTTAATTCACTATCGCTGTATCCTGGATAAACATCAACTCTTCTTGAATCTGAATTAATAATTATTGCATCTTCCTGTGCAATACCCTTTCTCACGTTAAGTGTAAGTTTCTTATCGGAAGCAGAGTTTGAAAATGTTACGTTACCAGCACCATCAACAGTGAAGTTTCCTTGGTCACCCGCACCAAATACTATACCAAGATCCGAATTAACTCTTATCTGTCCTTCGAATGAGTTTGATGTGTCTTTTCTTGCATATGTAATTGCCGTTACGTTACCAAGTTTTTCTGAATTGGTTGTTGTTACGTTAAATTTTAATCCTGATAGAGTTCCCTGATTAAATCCTGGAATGATATCCCCACTGAATCCTTCAATAGCATTCTTAGGAGTAAATGAATCTTTTGCAAATATTCCTAACAGTATTCCATTGTTGTATAAACTCGTGATAACACGTGTTTGGTTCAATGTATCAAGTATGCTTGATACTCTTAAACCACTCAATGACTGTGATTCTGAATAAGCAGGTCCAAGTAGAATAGTATTTGTTCCATCGAAGAAATATAACTGCTTGGCAACATCATTAAACCAAAGATCGCCAACACCAAGTGTGCTTGGCTGTGTGCTTGATATGGTTGCTGAACTAACAGGAACAAAAGCCGTTCCGCTGTATACTTTTAATTTGTTTTCAGTAGCATCAAACCATATCTGGCCTTTGATAGGATGTTCAGGACGGCTGGTGCTTGAAAAATTTTCAAGTAGTTTTACAAAATTTTCGTTAAGTGCTTCGCCAAACCCACTATAGTTTTTACCTATAAGAGTAATATCAGTTGAAATATTATCAACCTGACCGTCAGCGACCGTTGCTACTACTGTTCCATCTGTTTTGTTTATCTGATATGCCATCTTATGATCCTACTGTTGTAAATGCTGGTGGTCCAGATCTAATAATATAATTTAATGTTAAGAATGGGTTCATGATACCAAAAGGTGCACCCAATGTAAAATCTACGCTTGGCTTTTTAACAGGTCCGGAATCTGGGAGATAAACTGCCTCACCAGCGGCTGTTGGTCCATTGTTTGAAATCTGTATTCCTTCTGCAGGATCTGTTGTTACCCTAACAGCATAAAATTGTTCGCCTTCATTCTGCATGTTATGAGAGTGTTCAGGAACGTTTCCAAGAGTTAGGCTTGTTGTGCTTGAACCACTGGATGCTGCGAGTGTTGTTGCTTCAGTACCTTCAACCCTTGCCGGTGATGGGTTACCACCTCCGTTATCTGTAAATCCACCTGCTGCTGTAGGAACGTCAATGTTGTTATCCATGTTGTGTTTACCAAGAGGAAATCTACCTCTCAAGTCCGGAACCCTAAATGTTCCCGTTCCATTAAGTGTTGCTGTTCCATTGTAGTTCGTTCCAATCACATCATATAGTAAAGGAAATTTTGCTATCTCAACTTCACCACCATCACACAATAGGAAACCATATGGAGCAGTGGTTCCTGAATAAGGTAAAATTGCTCCTATAGGAATACCAAGGTCTCCGACAAACGTATCTCGGGTCTGTTTTAATAATCCGCTGGATCCACCAGTTTCAGCCGACGCCCTGTATGTTAAAACAAAATCGTCAAGTTTTGATCTATTTGGCGATGGTGCTGGTTTATCCTTAATGATGTTTGCAGTTAATTGTGTTGAAAATAATTTGGTTGATCCATCAACCTGTCCATCAAATCTAACAGAGTTAGAAACTACATCTCCCTGTAACTGGAAAGTCGAAACTGTTTTAAGGTTTGTTGCCGTGTTAGCATTACCAGTAATACTACCGTTAATTGTTCCAACAATTTCATCTGCTATAATTTTTTTAGCAAAGAAGTTATTCCATTTTCTTGACGTGGATCCAAGATCATATAATTCGTTACCTGCTGGGGTAATATTTGTAGTAGTTACGGTTCCTTCAACATTTAGCGTTGTTCCGATTCTAATATTTTTTGTTACGGAAATACCGCCCTTGAATACAGCAGAACCCGTACTTAAATTTGTTGCTTCATCAGTGTTGTTAATTAACAAATTACCTGAAAGCGCAAAATTACCATCAACGTCAAGTGCTTCTTCTGGTGTTGTTTTGTTAATACCAACCTTATTGTCAAGAACTCTTAGGATTGTGCTTGGAACACCGTTTCTATTAATTTGTAAATCAAGAGCACTACCTGCTGCCGAGTTATAAAGTTTTGCAGCCGTGCTACTTGTAATAATATTGAAGTTACCGTCAATACCTACAGTGATACCTGCATTGTTTCTAACGTTAATTCCAAATTCAGTTGTATTAATCGTATCACTTCTTAAAAATTTTCCTGCACTAACTTCAACACCACCAACGTTTAATGCGTCAGCATTTGCAGCGGTACCAAGCATCTTAGGTAATTCCCCGCCAAGGAAGATTGAAGCAAATTCTAATTCTTCATCTGAGTTGGCTGGAATCGCAACATTAAGTCCTGCTCTAATAATATCAAAACCAGTAATGTCAATCTTCGGTGTAAATGTATCTTTTGAAATAATAATAACAGGAGTATCTGCAATGTAAAAAATTAAAACATTTTTATTGTTGTTATCGCTGTCTGTAATTCTTTCAACTGCTGGACCGTATCTCTTACCATCAATTGCACTCTCACTTGGTCCAACAAGCAACCATCTTGTTCCTGTAAAGATTCTTAATTGTTGATTGGTAGTATCAACCCAAAGTTCTCCTATCTTGGAATTTTCAACACTTGGCTCAGTTGGTGATTTTTGAATGTTTGATGCTGCCTTCCAGTTAGTGTTGTCCCATAACTGAAGAACGTTATTAGTCGTATCATACCAAAGTTGTCCTTCTGTTGGATTGACTGGTGCATTCGGACTTGCAAAGTTTTCTAATAGAGAAAGAAAGTTTTCAGCAATAATCTGTCCATATCCAACTACGTTTCTTCCTGGAAACGTCAAACTCGTATCTTGGTTTGATGTGTTATCGAAAACGGTAATAGGTGATTTGTTTTCGCTATCTGTAAAATTTACAATATATGGCATCTATTACCCCTCGTTAAAACCTGTTAAACTTTGAACTCTAATTGTATAATCAATCTGTAATAATCTGTTTAGTGATTTCTGCACCGGATGGAATACCACGTGTGTTAAAAGTTTTCCATCTCCTGTTGAACTATATGATTTTAATCCAAGTTCATCAAAGACAAAGTTTCCATCCATGTTAACGCTGTTATCAAATGCTTCCTGATCCTGTGGCTCTCCATAATCAAGCAAACATGAAATTACTATATCACTGTATGTTGCTCCACTGATGTGCCTAATTTCCATTTTGTTTCTAACAGGATCGTTATTGCCAGTTGCATTTTGATCAATAATCTTTGCGTATGTTTGATTGTATAAACTTGAATTGATTCCGACGGTGTTCGGAGTAAGATATGTAATTAATCCTGTAGGATCTACAGTAGTTCCGCCGGAGCCAAATACCATTTGATAAATTGTTCCCAAACCTTGGTTTGATAAACTGTTTACCATTGCAACGCTCATATTTTCATAGTGAATTGCATTGCGTTTATCCTGAAAAACTTCTCCAGTTTCAGGGTCAAAAATCTTTATGTGTCCTTCAAAATGGAATCCGCCCTGCTCATTTACCACAGGTTTCTTGGATTCGTTTGTAGTATTATTGTTCACTGGCATATCTTTCTCTTTGTTATTCATAGTGTATTTATTCAGGTAATCTGGTTGACTTTGCAGCAATGAATTTACTTATTGGTGTTGTATTTTCAAGCAATGTAACACCTGTAGATGCTGTAGTTTCGCCCCTATCATACCATGTTTTTCCTACCTTTTTAATTACCGTAATACGTGTTCCCGCTGGTAAAGTTTCGGTTAATCTGATGTTTTGGCTCGTTCCATCAACTGAAAATTCTGCTTCAATCTGTCTATCAGCATCTGGACTAACTGCGCCAAGTGTTTCATCAAAAACTGTTAAAGAAACCTTTCTCAAACGTCTTCCTGCTGCGAATACTTCCACAGTATCGCATCTTCCATATCCTTGTGGTATTGTACCAGCATACCAATTTGCATCTGTACTTTGTGCTGGAACGTAACCCAAAGGACCAATCAATAGTGAACTTCCATCACTAACGAAATCCATTCTTTCATTTTCTTCCTGGTATGGAATATATTCTGATTGGCTAACATCAATCAAGTATGATCCTACTGAATGCAGTTCCTTGATTGAAGTACCTTGGCTTCCTCTTCTGAGTTGAGATAGTATATTTCCATCTTTTTGCAAATACTCAATTCTTTCATTATTAATTAAGATTACTCCAGGTATATTTTTCTGTCTAATTGGTTCGGAAAGCATGCTTCCGTCAGTTACTTCAATTGTAAGATCGTAATAATTTAGATTCTTGGCAAGAGTTAAATTAGCATCCTTGGAATATCTATTAAATCTATAAATGTTTAACATATCCTTGTTAATTTCATAAGCACTTGGATTTCTAAAAACAGATGTACCGAAAATAGTAATTGTTATAACATCACTTGTTGTTGTAGGATCTGTTAGGTACATAATTCCTCTATCTACCTTAACTTGATAATCAACATCCTGAATTAATTTAACTCCATTTTTGTAAACCCAAACATAACTTGCAGATATTGGTTTAAATGGCAATTCAAAATAAACTTTGCCGCCAATGGTTCTATCAGAATAAACATCCATGGAAGGATATTCACTAAACCAAGTTACATTTATTTCATCACCTGGATTAAGTGTAACACCACTACCGATAACAAGATTTCCACCAACAATGTTATACTCGGATCTTAGATCGTTTTCAATCTTAATGATGTCACCTATCTGTGCTACACCTGCTGTTAAAGTAAGCACCTTGGTAGAACCATTATAAACATAATCCTGAACGAATGTTTTTAATTCATTATTAATAAACACTCGAAGATTTCTTGAAAGAATAGCACCCGCCGCTTCTAAAGGATCCTGTCCAAGTGTAAAATTATTTGTCACACCATCATATTCGAAATATGTAGTATCAACTCCTTTTAGTTTAACATCATTGACTTCAACAATCATGCTTGATTTTGCACTTGCTCTTTCTAAGGAAACAAAATTATCAAGATCATAGTTTCTTGTACTACCATCATGGATTATTGTTTGTTGATTAACTCGAACAAGAGGTAATGATGAACTATCAACATCAGTTGAAGAACCAAGTACCACAATTTTAATTACAGAATTGAATGATGGTTTTTCTCCAAACTGTACTAAAGTTCTGTTAGGAGTATCCAACACATCACTGCTGTTAATATAACCAACATCTGCCTGAATACCATTAACTGATACAAAAATATTTGCAGTATCATCATAATTTGCATTTGTTAAGAATAATCCTGTATCACCGTCTGCTTTAAATTCTTGATAATCAAGAATTGTAACACCACCAATACCTATACTTAAAATCTCAATCTTAGAGTTTGATGCAGGTGCACTTGCAAATTCAACTGTATTGTCTTGAACATTAACTGTGTATGCTGATGTTTTTAATCCATCAATATAAACTATGACTGATTTATTTTCAGTTATTGTTTGACCTATATCATAAACTGTTGTTGAACCATCTGATATTGCAACTCTCGAACTTAATGGAGCGACTCCGTCCTGTTTAGCCGTGTATACTTTGATACTTAAACTATCAAGAACCTGTCCTGGAATATTTTCCTCTGTTGCTGGAACCTGTTCAGGTCCTATGAATCTACCGCCTTCTAAATTAATTTCTTCTGCGGTTTTTCCTGTTGCTGTTGCGTAGGCTCCTTCCATTATACTTAAACTACCACCTGAGATATTTGTATCAACAAGATTATCATCAGTAATTGTAACTGAACCATCACTGGTTTCAGGACGGAAAATTAATATATCACCATCATTAGTTGTAATGTATATTCCTATCTCAACAGTTTTTGTTGAACCATCTCCAACAAATGTTGGCATTTCTGCATTTGGATTAGGACCAGTGGAAGAATCATTTCCGTCAAGGAAGTACGGAGAATCAATTCTTCTAATTGGTGGAGATTTTACTCCAGGACCATACTGTAAATTATCTATAGTTGGTAAAACTTCTTCTCCAGCACGCTTTAGATAGATATTAATTCTTTGCCCTTCTGTAGGAACATAAGGTAGTTCAACATATTCTGTGCTACCATCACAAACATGATAATAATCACTTGCTGCTTCGACACTATCCCAACTGTCAGTAAACCAAGGAAGTGCGTCCCAACCACCAGTTACATCAAATGTTGTTCCTTGGACTTGAACACCACCAAAGTCAATACCAGTCATTAACTGATCAAGGTCATTTCCTTTCATTCCAGATACAGGGTTATAAAGTTTATTGATTCTATTAACTGCATCAAGAAGTTCATCATTCTTCTCGTATTCTATTTCTATTATATCACCGGCAGTTGGTGTTTCATTGAACACAACTTTTCCTTTAAGAATCTTAAACTCGTCGTCATTTGATCTGTAGATTGTTATGGAGTATTCGCTATTAAGAACAATTTCTCCATTTTTAATAATTTGTATCTTAGACTTGTCTCTTGTTGGAGCATATTTTAATTCGAAGACAGAAGTTGTGCCAGTTGCCGTAAATGTTTGTTCAAAGTCTGTGAATGAATACAATCCTTCTTTGGTAATTCTATCAAACTTCATAGCAAGATTAAACACTCTCGCTTTTGTATCGCCAAGCACCGCAACTGCTTTTGCTTTATCTGTGGAACTTCCATTACCACCAACCAATGCAATTGTAGGTGTTACTGTATAACCCGATCCTGGGTTGGTAATTACTACACCTGATACTGTTCCGTTTGAAACATAAGCCTGTCCTTTTGCTCCAGTACCATCTCCCTCAATTACAACACGAGGAACGCTGGTATAACCACTTCCTGGATTTGATATTAAAACTTCCGTTACTGAGAATCCCTTATTATCTAACCACCACTTGTATGGATATTCTGTTATCTCTGGATCTATTTCTGTTATTCTTGTGATCTTTCCTCTTGATTGTAAGTATGCAGGTGGAAGGTCAAAGTCTGTGCTTCCCGCATATTGATAGTCAGTCTTATCATACTTACTCACGTACTCTCTAATTGTTGTTCTGTAAGGTTTTACTTCGTCAATATAATTCAAATATTGATCAAGACTATCGTTCTTATAGTTTGGAGTTTGTAACAACTCTCCAACAGTATGCGTAGCATTTAAGAAACTGGTTTTAAATGCCCAATCAACATAAACTTGTTCGTGTAATACATATCTAACACAACTGAAGAATAATTTATTCCATTCAACTGTATAGTCTCCGACAAATACATCTTGTTTTAATGCTGTAAAAATATTTCTTAATTCGTTGATAGGCTCTCTATCATAGAAATTGGTATCAAAGGAAGTAACATTATCATAACCTATTCCTGTTGTTCCAACATCATATAAAGTATTTTCAAGTTTGATAGTTCCATTTTTTCTACCAACTAATTCATAATTAGAAAGTATGCTTGTGGATGTATCGGATATTTTCTTGAATACTGCCCAATCACCCGAACCATATTCTTTGAATCTTATCAAATCTCCCACAGAAATACTTTCTTCATTGGCAGGAAGTTCTGCTACCGATGGAATTTCCTTAATAATTCTTGTTGTTTCGCTGTAACCTTCTTTCCACCAATCTATGTATGACCAATATTTTGTTGTATCAAAGGCCTGCGAAGCACTTCTAAAGAAAGTTTGTCTTATGTCATCCCAAGCATATATCGACCAATAGTTTTGAGAAGTTGAATCAGTTTCAACAAGAACACTAAATCTTCTTACTTTGGCAATGGCAGTTTTGTAATTTCTACCAGGATTGTTAACGGTTACCGAAGTAATTCTTCCTTGATTGTCTATAGTTGTTGTGGCAACAGCGCCTTCACCGTCTCCTTCAAATTCTACATTAGGAGCAACTTTGTATCCGAATCCTGGATCAACAACGTCTATGGAAGATATTTCATCGTCTATGATATTAACTGATAACTGGCCAGCCTTAGTTCTAACCGTACCAACTGTTTCAAGATCGATATAATTAGAAACGCTTGTGTCGTAAAGTCTTAATAAGTTACTTGGCTGTTCGTCTTTTAAATTTAAATTTTCAAAACTAATTATATTAGCAAACGGCTGTTTCTGTAAAACCTTGTTTGCATTTTCAATAATAATTTTTAGTATGCCTCTTCTATCGGTAAACATACTCTGTCTTGGTCTGAACTTGATTCCATACTTTTGTTTTTCTGGTAAATCAGGATCAGGAACTCTGTTACCTTGTATATCATAACCAACCAAAGAGTCTATCATCTTTCTTTCAAGTTTAGGCGTTGGTACACTGTCTGCAACATCTTCCGTGATCAATTGATATTCATTATGAACTTCATTTCTGATAGGAGAATTTTTATAAAATTCAAAGTTTAATATTGTAGAATTTTCATTCACCAAAGATGTATAATTGTAGAATAAAAATTTGTCTTTTGCTATTAATGCTGTAAATGTATTTCCAAGTGAATTAGGATCAGCAATTAATACTCCAACGTTGGCTGCTGATATTGTCCTTCCACTTATGTTCGGAACGGTTACCTTAGATTTAACCCAATAGTAATATAATGTTTCAGTTAATTCACCAGTGTTAACATTAAATAATTCTTTTATAGAATAAACTGAATCATCATAAAGTGGTGTTCCAGAAATGCCATTCTTTAATCCTTCAGTGGTATCTGCAAGAACTGCCCATTCGCTTGGAAGTAATTTTGTTTCAACCCATTCAGAAACTTCAATCGTGGAACCTTCTGCAAGTTTACCCCAATTCGCCGTTCTATAAGCAGTATCTCCCTGTTCATAGTATACCCATTTGACTGTGGAAATGTTCCACCAAAGTTTTCCAACGTTCTTTGTCGTCCATGCTGTATCGCTATCAACAATTTGATTATCTGGATTTCCCACAGAATAAACAGCAGGATCATACAATGTTTTAAATGTTATTTCTCTTTCAGCCGCTGCTAATATTCTCATTTTGGCTGGATCTATTATTTCGATATCCTGTATCTTATTTGTTGATGAATCAGAATACAATGTTAGTCGTTTTAGATCTCTAATATCAACTGTAGGCTCTTCCTGACCGATAAGTTCTAATGAATTGATTCCTGACTGTTTTTTGAACAGTCTTACGTTACCCACTTTAGATCCTTCAAATGCAAGTCCTGGACCATGGGGGGCAGGTTCTATATAATCTGGTGATCCTACAACTATTGTGTCTGTATCACAAACAAGACTAAAACCAAATGATTCATTAAGGCTTAGATCCTCATCAAGTTTTTCTGCTAAGAAATATGTTTCGTCTTTTCTTTCAAACACATAAACCGCACCAGAAAAACCATCGTAACTCTTGAATGAAGTCACTCCGTCATCAAATGTTGTTGTTGAAGAATCAAATCGAGTTGGTAATGAGTAAGGACTATTGTTTGCTCCTACTACTAATTTTTCTGTATTAGGTGTTATGCATACGCTCTGGCCAAAATACTCATTAGGATAAATGTCATAACTTTCAATTTTTTGTTTTAATCTAAATTGTAATTCTGAACTATCGCTTTCATATTTAAAGATGTAAGCACTTCCTTGATTTTGGAAATTCCTATCTGCCTTAGGGCTCGAAACTACTAATGTATTACCAGAATAATCAATGTCCATGTCATAACCAAACTGATCTCCTGTGCTTATTGTTTCAGATGGATCAATGTCACTTATAAATTCAAGACCTTCAGTTGTGATAGTTTGATCTAATTTGTAAAAACCGTTGATGTCTTTTCTATAGATAAAGATTTTTCCTGTTGCTTCAGCACTGCTGTCGCCAACATTCGACCAAGGAAGACCAGCATCGGGTTCTTGGTTATAACTTCTAATTGTACTATCAATGCCGACTGCTGTAGGACCAGCATTAATTAACTTATGATAGCCGCCTTGGTATTTTACAACATCACCTTCTACGTATTCATAGTTAGGATCCCATGGTCCTTTAAAGTTGGTAAAGAATTGACCATCAGCATATGGTGCTCCTACTACTAATACCGAACCATCATAGTTCATTGATAGGCTCATTCCAAATCGATCACCATCCTTAATTAATTCTGAAATCTGTGTATCACTTAATATTCCAGCGGAAAGTGTTGATCCGTCATCCTCTATGCTCATGCTTTGTGGTAATGATGATTGTGTTGCTATTTCATCAACCTTTAACCAATCAGCACTCTGTATGCTAATCGTGCTTCCATCGCTATAATTGTTTGCAGTTGCTTTCCAAAGAAAACCATCAACATAAACTATTGAACCCGTAGGATAATAATATGTTCCTGTTATTGCTGTGCTTCCGATTGGCGCTGGATTGGATCCCACGGCATCGTATGAAGGAACAACTGTATAAGTTCCTGTGCTACCTTTAATTCCTTGTGTTTGTGAAACCACTTTTGTTCCGGCAGTAATTCCTGAACCCTCAAGTATTGCACCTTCCACTATCTTACCATATGCTACGTCGGTAACTGTCAATACATTGTCATTGATTGATCCTGTAAATGCAACACCAGAATTATAAATTCCTTTGTAGTTTTCATCTTCTATCAATTCCCACTCACCGTCTGTGTTTTGTGTGTAAAGATAGACCCTTCCTTTGTTATTGATTGATCCTGGAGCACTAATAGCAAGTGTATAACCGTTTGCTGTCTTACCACAAACAATCTTAGATCCAAATTTTTCTGATTCATTTGGTCTTGGACTTACAAAACTTTCTACGTAATTCCATTGCTGAGCATTCCATTCATAAACAGAAACAGCACCCTGTTGCGTAGGACCTGTTTCTGATCCCGATGATAGTGCTGAAATATTTTTAGTCAATTCCCAATCATTATTTTCTAAATCAATTGTGCTTCCATCGCCAACATTTGTTGTTAATGATTTCCATAAATTTCCTGCATAAAGAACGATGTCTCCAGGAGCGTATGTTGCATAAGGACTAAACAATCCTTTATAATTTGATGTAACACCACTTGCAAGTGGAGATCCAACAAACAAGTATTTTTGATCAGGACTTAAAGAAAGTTCGTAACCAAACGATCCATTAACCGTGGTTTCTAATCCGCTTTGTGGCTCAAGAATCTGTCTAACTGACAACCCTTGATTTGTTTCAATGTAGACATTGACGTATCCACTTCCTGGAATCGAAGCAATTACCTGTTTATAATTTGAAGCATATTCAACCTTGTAACCTGTCTTGACAGGATCAGTTATGCCATAATTTGTTATTTTCTTAGATTGATATTGTTTTTTCTTTTGAACAACTTCCCATAACCCGTCAGCATTCTTATCGACAAACAATTTTGAATTGTTTCTTAGTAATGCAACGTGTTCTGGTTGTAAACTATCATAATCTGCAAACCTTGCTTCTGTGAAAAGTATAGGAAAAGTTAACGAACTCGCATCAAAGGATATTTCTGGAGCAGGATCTACAATAAATTGAATTGATAAATTCTCATTCAGTGTTGTTCCTTCAATAGTCTGTGTTAATTCCACTATTTCATGGAAACCTATTATTCCTTCTATGTTAGTAATACCGATTATATCGCCCGGAACAAGATTGTGTTTTTTACCAAAGGTAACTGTAACTATTGTTCCTTTCGAAGATATGTTGTCAACTGGAAGATCATAAACTACATTTCCTCTTAACACAGTCCACGATAAATTATTGAAAGTAATCCAGACATGATCATTTTCATTAAACTCTTCAATGTTGATGTTTAATATATCGCTCTTGTTCTTAACAACGTGTGCCGTTTGACCTGTCTTAACATATCCTGCTGTTCTTGTTACCAATTGATCAGTTGTTGTTGGTAATATTTCAGTAGTGTAAGGAACTGGTGCATAATAAAAATCAGACTTATTAACTCTGTAATAACGATCAAGTGGTTGGTTAGGTTTGGAATCAACTACTAATATAGGCTGAGGATTAAGAACAAATTCTTCGGTATCTAATTTAATTTCATAAACATTGGTTTGATCTATTCCACCAAACTGTCCAACTCTAAATGCCCACTCTTCTTCAAGTGATACACTTGATTGTCCAGACTTACTAATCTTATTAAACAGTTTAGTAATCGAATTATTAGTGCCTTTTTCTCTGATAAAGCCCTGATACAATTTGTACTGAGTCACTTCATCCTCAGCAAGATACTGTAGATATTGTCTCTGCTGATATCCTATTGTATGTCTGGCAAGATCTCTTTGGCTCTTTCCAAGTCCTTGAGAACCAACATTAAAATAATCTTCTATTTGATTTACTCGATAATCAAAGTTAGCAATAAGTTGTTTTTCTGGATTGGAGTCAAGTATCGTCCAATTATCATCATTAAATTCTTTATCG